GCATTTGTTTGTACGCCTTAGTTTGCTCTTCAGTCAGAGTTACTTGTCGCTGCATGTAGATCTTGTCCGGCAGGTCCAGACAATCTTCTTTCAAGACACGGTGACTGTGCTTCTCCAGTTTGCAGTTCAACTCCTCGAGGTTCCTGTACCCAGTTATCTGTTGGAAGCTCCGTGCTCCAAACTTGCGTTGCTGCACCACTGCATACCGACCCTGGAATGCGTAGTAACTGTCATAGTTCAGCATACCTTTATTCAAGAATGCACACTGGGAGAACAGGTCCATCGGGTTTTTGGTCACCGGGCTACCTGTCAGTATTCTTTTGTACTTGGCTTGCTTGCCGAGCGCGATGATGTTCTTGGTCCGCTGTGCCTGTCGATTTTTGATGGTGGTGCTTTCATCAACCACTACAAAGCTGTCAGCGTTCAGCTTCAAAAAGTCCTGTGCCACCTGGTTACCACGTTTAGTTGATAACGCCTCTACGTTCATAATCAGAATACGCAGAGCATTACCAGACCCCCGCGCAACTTGGATCAACCTCTTCTGGAACTTCTGAGTGGTCTTTGGCTCCCACAATAAAGAGTCAACTCTGACATCCTCTGACATATGTTGCGGTATCTCTTTGGCATGCCAGTTTGCGTAAACCCCTTTCGGAGCGATGATCAGTGCTGCTTCTATCTCACCTTGCTGAAAAAGCATTCCCATCGTGTCGATAGTGACTTTTGTTTTGCCTGTGCCCATCTCCATGAAAAGGGCGTAGAAGCTGCGCTGCCAAGACTTTTCGAGCGCAACCTTCTGGTGTTCGTATGGTTCTGTTTTAAATTTATACATTTTGCTTTCTATATGTTGACATCTGCGATAGTAAGGGATTACTCTCACATTGGGAAGTGTTGAAAGACACTTAAACAATCAACAACGAACGAGGACTGACGAATGAGCGACCTTTTTGACGAGATGGCCGAAGATGCCGAAAAATCTCTTAATCTCCCCGATGACGGACAACTGGGCAGCGTATCTAAGATTGCTGAACAGATCATTGCCGAACAGCAAAGAGTAGAAAATCTCGAGGCAGAGCACAAGGCTGCAAAAGCCAAACTTCTGAAACTGACCGATGAGGAACTTCCCGCAGCAATGCAGGAGTTGAACATGAGTGCCTTTGCGTTAGCAGATGGCAGTCAGGTGACGCTGAAACCAACGTATGGTGCCAGAATCCCCAAGGACAAAGAAGAAGATGCGTTTGAGTGGCTGAGACAACGGAACGAAGCTGATCTTATCAAAAACACCGTGACAGTGCGCTTCAACAAAGAACAGGACAACGAGGCAAAAGCCTTGGTGGACGATCTGCGTAAGAAGCACATGGAACCAGAACAGGCTTCAACGATTCACCCCGGAACCCTGAGAGCTTGGGTAAAGGGCAGAGTCGAGGATGGCTTGGAATTGGACATGGAATTGTTTGGTGTGTGGGTTGGACAACGAGCAGAAATCAAGAGGAACAAAGATGGCTGATAAAGAAGTAAAAGAAACGAAAGAAGAAAAAAGCGTAGCTGTGATGGACGCGGCGATGTTTGAAGCGGATGCTGGTGCTGGCATGAGCATGGAACAGGATGATCTGGCACTGCCATTTCTGAAGGTTCTCAGTGCTCTTGATCCCCTCATACAAGAGGGTGAGATTGATGCAAAGCCCGGTGACCTTTACAACACCGTCACAAACACCGTCTATCCAGGCAAAGCAGGGGTGCAGGTGATACCGGCTCACTACGAGCGACGGTTCCTACAATGGGCACCCCGAGGCAGTGGCTCTGGTGCTCCTATGAACATTTACGGACCGGACGATCAGCGCCCGGAAACTAAGCGGGACGAGAACGACAACAAAGACTACGTTGTCGATGGGGAAGGATCTTATATCGATGAGACCCATCAGCACTATGTCGTGGTTCTGGAAGAGGACGGATCGGCAAACACGGCTTTGATTTCTATGAAGTCAACGCAGTTGAAGAAGTCACGCAAATGGAATTCGATGATCGCCAGCAGGACGATGACAAACGCCAAGGGCATGAGCTTCCAGCCCCCACGGTTCAGTCACGTCTACAAGCTGTCCACCAGTTCTGAAAAGAACGATAAGGGTAGCTGGCACGGTTGGAACATCGAACTGGTCGGTGAGGTCAAAGACGCGAACGTCTATCGCTCCGCAAAAGCGTTTCACGAATCCATCGCAAGTGGGAACGTGACCGTCAAGCATGAGCAGGAGACTTCAACAGGAAGGACCGACGAGCCTTTCTAGCCGCTATGGGGAACCCGGTCTCCACAGGCCCAGCAAATTCGTCTTTGATCGCTGGGCCATCCGGGCCTTTTTAATATGATAGAACAATTTTCGAATATATTTGACGGATTACAAGCTGCCTACGGCACATACAAGATCAATGGCCGGGACACAAAAGGCAAAGCCACCGGCAAAGCAACCGTCGTAAAAGAATCACGGACCACGGAGACCTGGGAAGCACATTTATCCGGGCAGCAGTCCATCGGTATCATCCCCATCAACGAAGACAACGAATGCAAATGGGGCTGTATTGATATCGACGAGTACAACTTCGATCATCAGAAGCTACTCAAACAATTACAAAACGCGAAATTACCTTTGGTGGTGTGCCGCAGTAAGTCTGGTGGTGCTCACGTATTTTTATTCACAACAGAGTTCATACCGGCCAAGGACATGCAAGAGACGCTGAAACGTCTTGCAGTGTCTCTGGGCTACGGTTCTTGTGAAATATTTCCAAAACAAATAGTGCTGCATTTAGAGCGTGGTGATGTCGGGAACTTTCTCAACACACCTTACTTTGATCACGAGAATGGCTTGCGGTATGCGTTCAAGGCAGACGGGACTGCCGCCACGATAGAAGAGTTTTTTGAGTTGCACGAGCAGAACGTGCAGACCCACGAGCAAGTGCTGGCATTGACAGTTGAAGAGGACCCGGACCTACCGTTGAAGGATGGACCGCCTTGTCTTCAGATGTTATGTCGAGACGGGATACCGGAAGGTGCGAGGAACAATGGACTGTTCAACCTTGGCGTTTATCTACGCAAAGCCAACCCTGACGGTTGGGAGTCAGAGATCCTTGAGCACAACATGAAGTTCATCCACCCACCGCTGCCTTTGGGAGAGGTCAACACAGTAGCCAAGCAGCTAGAAAGGAAAGATTACGCCTACAAATGCTCTGATGCTCCAATCAACTCGGTATGCAACCGAGAGCTTTGTATGACCCGAAAGTTTGGTATTGACGGTGTAGTCACTGGGGTTCAGATCGCCAATCTGAGAAAGTACAACAGCACACCACCGGTCTGGTTCCTTGATGTGATGGGACAGCCGCTCGAGATGCAGACAGATGATCTGTTGAACCAAGCTGCTTTCCAGAAGGCTTGCGTTGATCAATTGAACTTTCTACCCAGAACAGTCAAAAAAGATATGTGGGAGACTCGCATCAACGGGCTGCTCAGTGAAATGTCAGAAACAGAAGGCAGCATCATCGAAGTGTCTGAGGATGTCAGCATCAACGGACAGTTCAATGATCATCTGGAAGATTTCTGCACTGGACATCAAGCAGCCGAAGACAAGGAACAGATATTGCTCAAGCGTCCTTGGACTGACGGAGAAAGAGGCGAAACCTACTTTAGATTGAAGGATCTGGAGTCACATTTGATCAAAGCAAACTTCAAGCATTTCAAAACGCACCAGATCGCACAGCGGTTACGAGATCTAAACGGTTCTGCTTCCAAATTGAAGATACAGGGAAAGCAGACTAGGCTATGGCGTATTCCGGCCTTTGACATGGAGCAGGTTAATTTGGATGCCCCACAGTTCACAAAAGAAGAAGAGATACCTTTTTAATGTTTCGTTTGTTTGGACCACCGGGCACTGGCAAAACTACCACATTACTGAATCTGGTTGATAAGGCTCTCGCAGAGGGCACACCACCACACAAGATTGCATTTTTCGCGTTTACACGTAAGGCAGCGTCGGAGGCAAAAGAAAGAGCTTCTGTGCGTTTTGGATTAGATCCAAAAGCAGATCTGCCATATTTTCGGACCATACACTCTTTGGCTTTCTTCTTGACCGGGCTGAAGAGTGACCAACTGATGACAGCAGCACATTACCGAGAGGTTGAGAAAAAAATCGGCATCAGCTTGGTGTCAGGAGAAACCAGACTGCACGAGGTCGAGGAGGATCTTAGCAACAGCTTACGCAAGGAGTCGCCCATACTGCGGTTGATCACGCTGTCCCGTTTGAAAAAGACGTTACTCAGGCATGAGTACAATTTTAGTGAGATTGAATACAACTGGCTGGAAGTGGACTACGTGGCACGGTCCTTGGATCAATACAAAAAAGAACACAACCTCTTTGATTACACCGACATGTTGGAGTTGTTTGCCAAGTCAGCGCACGAGACGTGCCCGAAGTTTGAGCTTGCCATGATCGACGAGGCGCAAGATTTGAGTCCGTTGCAGTGGGACATTGCACACGCGATAGAAAAGAAGTCACGGCAGATGTACTGCGCTGGAGACGACGACCAGGCTATCTACAAGTGGAGTGGGGCAGACGTTGATCATTTTATTAATCTGCCGGGTAGCAGTGAGGTGCTCGAGCAAAGCTACCGGGTGCCCAGTAAAATACATGAACTTGCCAACCAAGTTTGTGCCCGGATCGTAAGGCGATTCCCAAAAAACTATCTGCCAAAAAAGGAAGAGGGTTCCGTCAAGCGGATCACCGGGTTCGAAGAACTAGATCTGACAGAAGGCACTTGGTTGTTTTTGTCACAAGCTAAGTTTCATTTGCAGGGAGCACATAACTTTTTGAAATCACAAGGTTATTTTTACGAATACTCTGGCGGTAAGCCTAGTGTGCGTTTGAAAGTAAGGCAGGCACTCGAAGCGTGGAGATTATTGCAAGCTGGTAAGCCTGTCGTGTTTGACTTGGTTAAAGTCTTATACAGTTACATGACGGGCAACGGTGTAAGGATCGCCAGAGGACATAAGAAGATTATTGGGGAAGAAGACGACACTTTCACTTTTGAGGAACTGAGAGACCATCATGGTCTGTTGGCGAATCGAGAGATGGAGTGGCATGAGGCTTTGGATAAGATACCGGGCGTGGACGTGGCTTATGTCAACGCACTGGTGCGGCGAGGCGAAGATCTCACCAAAGAACCTCGAATTAAGTTGTCAACAATCCACGGGGCAAAAGGCGGTGAAGCAGAGAACGTGGTCCTGTATACGGACCTGACCGTTGCAGCAGAAGAATCAATGGTGCGTGATGCGGACAGCATCCACCGGGTGTTCTACGTTGCTGTGACTCGCTCGATGCGTAACCTTTTTATCGTGGAACCCGAAAATTTTAACAGGAGTTATGCGTTGTGACTGAGGATAACGTGAACCAACCCAAGCACTACTTAATCGGCGGGATAGAGGCTATCGATGCGATGGTGATGGTGTTTGGGGCCAAGTCAGTCAAACTTTACTGTCTATGCAATGCTTTCAAGTATTTGTGGCGATGTATGCACAAAGGGAAAGAGACAGAAGACATCAAGAAGGCTATTTGGTATTTACGTTTTGCTATCGGTGACGACCCGCGAAAAGACCATGCAAAAAGAGACTAGATTACAGTTTCCGTTGTTCACCCCAAAATCGGAGTGGACGCCACCATTTGAGTTACGAGATCTGACGGGCTGCAAAGAAATAGCCGTGGACCTAGAGACACGTGACCCGAACCTCAAACAGAACGGACCCGGTTGGCCCAGAAAGGACGGTGATGTCGTAGGCATTGCCGTTGCAACGGATGGTTGGGAAGCTTACTACCCAATCGCTCATATGGGCGGCGGTAACCTGGACAAGGGCATAGTTATGCGTTGGTTGCAAAAACAAATGCAGACTGACGCAATCAAGATCATGCACAACGCACCATACGACCTCGGCTGGCTGAAAGCATCTGGTATCGAAGTCAACGGAGACATCGTAGATACGATGGTGATGGCTGCCCTACTTGACGAGAATCGTTACAGCTACAGTTTGAACGCCCTGTCCTACGATTATCTGGGCGAAGCCAAGTCAGAAAAACTATTGACCGAGGCTGCGGTGGAGTTTGGTGTTGATCCCAAGGGTGAGCTTTGGAAGCTGCCGTCCCAGTTCGTTGGTCCGTATGCCGAGCAGGATGCCCGGTTGG